TCCGCAGTTAACTCAACTGGCCGGGAATTCCAAACATCCCAGTCATTAATACGGTTTTTAACCTTAGCATATAACTTCATCCACGCTTTGGAAACGGTGAAATTATTAGCAATAACCTTTAACTCTCTCGCAAACGCAGGCCAAACACACATGGAGTTGTATATTGACTTAGCTGCGCCCTTGACCATCTCAAGGTAATTCATTGATGGTGGTAACGTGTGGAAAGTTCCAAACTTCATCAACACACGCACCGGGTTTGGGACAAGCACCGTCCCCCTTTTAGTTGGAAGGAAGTATGCTGAGCAAAACCCAACATGGTGTAACTTATCCCGTTTAATTGTCTCGGCTTTGAACCCAAATAGGCCCATAGACATTTTAAAATCAGTTGGACGCTTACAATTTATGACGCTGTCATCACCCATGACCAGCACCCTAAATTCTTTCAAAGCATCATTAAGAGTCAAGCCGTGCTCTTTCTGATAAATGAATAAGTGAATAAACCCATTAAGGAGACTATTAGCCAAAGAGGTCCAAGGAACCCCAGACTTCATCCCGCCACGAGTTTTAACACGTATCCCATGGCTGGTCCTACCAATCGTCCTAACACTATTCCTCAGATACTGGATCACCCTATTAGGGGCACCCATATAATAACACATATCTGCGAAGAGATTCAACAATTGATCGATGACGCTAGAATCCCACTTACTAACATCATCTTCGTACCAGAGACCGTAGTCTTTAAGATCCGCCCACTGACCCTGTCTCTCGCCGGTCATACTTCCAGCATATACGATTGGGGACCCAATTCCCCATCGTTTTTTAAGAGATTCAGTGGCGTTCTTTATCCAAGCGGCCGTCTCTACCACCAACCGTGGCCGACAACCAAAAATACAGCGGGCAGACTTTGCCTTCAGCCCTGCTGGTGATTTGTATAACAAATTCTCAATTTTTAAATGTATTTTTGATTTGCACTCACGCATGAGTTCCCCTACAGGGACCCACCGCCTTCTCTGATCACCACAAGCCTTAAGCTTTTCGTAGGATCTAAGATATTGCGCCTTCATACTAGGCGTTGAGTTGCAAGTTTTTAACCATTCTTCGAAATCCCCATCCGGGACACCACGTGGGAGAAGCCGCTGAAACGCGTTCTTCCTCCAGGATCTGAAATCCGCCAGTAGTTCCCTGTCGTAGGAAATCGAGTAGCCGTTTGAGTCAAAACCATTATGAATCAAAGGCATGGTGACGCGCGTCCTTATGGCTGCGTACATATTATAAGAATTATTAGAAAAATGAATAGGTTTATATTGCTCGAATTGATATGAGAGTGAATTATAAGTAACCCCATGCGATCTCATGCGAGTGTCTAAAACAGTTGAAGCACCTGTGCAAGTCACAGAGCATCTGTCTCGTATGGGGGGGAGTTTTCCGGTGTAAGTTTGTACACAATGCGCATTTGG